CTTGGATTGTCAGAGGTTTCAGTCAGCAATAAGTTGAATAATATTGTTGATTGGGGGCAGGAAGAAATGGAGAATGCTATATCTATACTTGAAATTCCCAATACTGATATCCATGCATATTTTTTTACACATGAAGTTAAGAAAAACTCAACTAAGCAATGAGTACAGAAAGCAGAAGAGTGAGGTGAGGAAATGGGAAAGCTACATTTATTTGAATTAAGAAGTGGTCATATTCTTTTAGATGGAGTAACTATCAGGGGAATTCGAGAATGTGAATTTTCCATAAAAGAAAATGACAGTCTCGCAGAACTGTCACTGAAGATGGATGTCCGAACACTTGGAAATGAGTTTGCCACTCAATTCGATGGCGCATTGAATGAAACTGGGAAGATTAGAAAATGTAGCCGAAATAAGTTGAGGTCGAATCTCTTTCCAGACAGAGGACTTAGAAGTGTTTTCAATAAATTGATATCCCGCAAGAGATAAATCTTTGATGTGAGAGATTGGTTCATCAACATATTTGGAACCTTCTATTAAAATCCCCGAATTCATTAACTGGCGTATCCAGTATAAAACTTCGTTTTGCGAATAATCGGATAGCTTATTTTGAGCTATGTCAACTGGGTAGATTTGTGAGACGAATCCGTATTCGTCAGGAGAGATGGATTCGGAAACAGAAATTAAGATATCTCGAATTAAATTAGGATCAAACTTCATAAGGATCTCCTTTCTTTTTATGCTCGGCATGGCAGTGCCTGTATTTAAAGTATAGGAGAAAACTGAATTATTTGCAATAGATGAAGGGGAAGCGAGGTGAGCAGAAAGATGGCTGATAGAGTATCAATCGTAGCAGTATCGATAGCCGCATTTTTAACGACTATCAATCAGATATCCATAATTATTACAGCAAAGCAATTATGGATGCAACAGCAGCAATTGCAGCAACAATTAGAGAGGCTACAGAAAGAACGGTCTGAATTATAAAACGTTTAGATTCTATAGCGGATTCTTTTTTGGAATCTTCCTGCATCTTTAAAAGTGTATCATGAGTTTCTTTTAAAAGAGCATCACGTTCACTTTGTTTGTTGATTTCATCAACCATCATTTGTGCGTGCCAGTTGGAATTCATGTGTATATCTCCTTCCATAAATATTTGGCATGGCGGTGCCTGTATTCAAAAGTATAGATGAGATTCAGGAAAGATTCAACAGAAGAACGGAGGAATGGATAAATGAGGTTTTACGATTCTCCAAGTATAGAGAGAATAGGATTTGATTTTTACTGCGACATTGCAAATAACATTGTCAAATTAAGAGAAGAGAATGGCTTTACGCAGAAAGATCTTGCGGTGAAAACAGGAATTAAAGAATACCGTATATCAAATATGGAAAATGTGAAAATCAGAATTGATTTGGATGCTGTAGAAGAACTAGCAAAGGCATTGAATGTATCAGCTGATTATTTGATTGATGCAGAGCTTGATTGCGGAGGAAAAGAATGTTTGTACCAAGTTTGGTTGGAGTCTGAAGACCGGTTTAAGTTGTATATCAGGGCATCAAGTAAACGAATGGCGTTTTTGAAGTTTGATAAAAAGTTTAAAGAATGTGGAGTGAGATATAACAGTTCCAGAGAAAGAATTTTCATCAAATTGGTTGGTGTTCCGGTAAGCAAAGAAGACTTTCAGGCAAGATTTCCAAAGAGAACAGAGGAAGATCTTCCAATTGAACCGGAAATGTAAAGACAGGACGAGACAAAAATATTGTGGTGTTAGGGGGAAGAAAAATCAAGCAGGACAAATCAACAAGTACAACCAGCACCGCATAAACTTCAATAGAAAGTAGGTGATAAATATGAAACCCGATATCGAAAAAATCATACAGGTGATGATTTCTTTATTGGAAGAACAGGAAAAAGTGAAAATTACATATACCATTGAGAAAACCGCGTAAGCGGTACCGGTTGGACAAGCAAGGGAGGGATAAGAGATGTTTTACAAGATCGCAAAGACACTCAGCGTAACGGCAAGTATTACCGGAATCTTGATGATGGCTGGTGCGTGTTCGGTGAAAAGCCAGGAGCTGTTTTATTTATATGCAGCACTTGGAATCACAACACTTACTACCGGAGCATTTGCACTGGAATATTTCCGGATACGGGAATGGCAGTACCGGAAAAGAAAAATAAGGGAGGCGAGGGAGCATGCCAGAAGAGAAGCAGCGTAAGAGCATCCGAGTGGGAGAGATCGACAAGATGATCGAAACACTTGAATCTCTGGAAAGAGTAGACAAGACTGCGGATTACCACAAACGGATGGCAATTGCATATTTAAAGAATTTCGCAGATTGCCTGGATGATAAAGGCGTAAAAACAATAAAAGTGCGCCCGGAAGTTGCAGCTTCCAGTGGCGCACATAACAAAAATACCAATTAAATTATAGGAAAGTCGGAGGAGAAAGTCAAGTGAACGATGAAGCAATACATATTCCGGCAAGGAAAAAACAGCAGACAGGTGCGCAGATGGTCGTTAAGGTAACACCGGAAGCTTATAACGCACTGGTGGAAATTTACAATGAATCAACCTTATCGCTCAAACAGATTGCAAGCCTTCTGATCGTGAAGGCTGCAGAGAGAGTGGTTTATGACAAAGAATGATTGGAGGAAATGCCATGGAAGAAAGAAACAACAATGAGGAAACAGTCAAGATTCCTGTGTCGGAATACAAAAAGTTCTTAAAAGCGCAGACAAGACTTGAATTTTTAAAAGATTATACATCGAGAAGCAACTACAGCGTATCAAGAGAAGATATCGCAGCAATCATAGGATTTGAATTGGATACGGAGGAAGAATAATGAACGAGGAAAGAATAAAGGAACTTTTGAAAAATACCGGAAGAGAGGGCATTGATGATCTGATCAGTTATATGGAAGAAAATGGTTTCTTCACATCACCATGCAGTACAAGATATCATCTGGCAGAGGAAGGCGGACTCGCAATTCATAGCCTTAACGTATATGAGAATATTCTGAGGATAGCGAGCGGTCTGGGAGTAATAAATGAAGATCGGATGGAGTCTTTTATTATCGTAGCATTGCTTCATGATCTTGGAAAGATGGGACAGTTTGGAAAGCCGAATTATGTTCCGAATATGCTGAAGGGAAGAGCGACAAAAGCAAATCCGGATCCAGAACCGAAGCAGAGTGAAGCGCAGCCGTATAAATCCAATCCGGATCTCAGATATGTTGATCATGAGGTTAGATCTGTGGCTATTGCATCCAGATTTATTGAACTGACAGAAGAGGAACAGCTTGCGATTCTCTGGCATAACGGATTATATGGACCGTTTAAATATGAGATCCAGGGAAATGAGACACCACTGTATATGCTTTTGCATTTTGCGGATTTGTGGGCAGCGAGAGTGACAGAAGATGGAAGCAATGGAGCTGAATGATATTGCGGAAATGCTCTGTAGGAATTTGATATCAGAAGGATTTATCATTCAGAGATATGATGCGTATTCTTCCAACAGTATCTATCTGAAGTTGGATTACGGCGTGTGCAATTCTATTCGAATCAGCGATCATCCAGGAAAGAAATATTTGAAATATCGATACAATATAGGACCGTATGTTAAAGAATTTCAGGAAGTGAAAGATAAATTTCCGAGGATTTATTACAGAGAAACGAAAAGTCAAAGTCTTCTGAAACGTATCATCAGAGATAAGAGTGGAAAGCTTCAGTATTACGGAAAAGAAAAATATAAGAAGCTTATGGAAGAAAACAGGATAAAAAATATGAATTCAAAAGGATTCTGGAGTCAGGCGGAGTTAGTTGATCCAGAACTCTATAAGGAGGAAAAGCGAATGTCAAAGGTTATTTGTATTGCCGGAGAATCCGGATCAGGGAAAACAACATCCATGAGAAATTTAGATCCAAAGTCAACATATTACATCGATGCTGACAAGAAAGGCCTTTCATGGAAAGGATGGAGAAAACAGTACAACAAAGAAAATAAGAACTATCTGGCGTGTGATGATGCAAATGTGGTTCGTCAGTACATCAAGCGCATTGCTGAAGCCTGCCCTAGTGTGAAAGTAATCGTAGTGGATACGATCAATGGCTTGATGGTAGCAGATGAAATGCGCCGGAGCAAGGAAAAAGGATACGACAAATGGGTAGATCTTGCAGCCTGTGTCTGGGATCTGGTGTGCGAAGCCTATACATACAGGGAAGACCTGACGATCATTTTCACAGCCCATACACAGACGGATCATGATGAAGCCGGCTATATGTTTACCAGAATCAAGACTTCCGGAAAGAAGTTGGACAAGATTTGCCTGGAAAGCAAATTTACCACGGTGCTTTTGAGTAAGTGTGTAGACGGAGCCTACAAATTTGAAACCCAGGCAAACAACAGCACAGCGAAATCACCGATGGGTGCATTTGATCAGATGGAGATTGACAACGATATTGTAGAAGTAATGAAAGCATTGGAGGACTATTAAGATGAAAAAACCAAACAATTATGAAGAAACACAGGTTCAGGGAGAATTTACTCCTGTAGAGCTTGGAGGACACAAACTGGTAATCAAACAGGTGGAAGAACGGATGTCAAGGACAAATAAATCAATGATCGTTGTGTTTTTTGATTTTGCACCGGGAGATAAGCAGGCTGGATATTTTGCGGAAGCATTTAAAAATGATATCCGTCCGGAAAAGAAATGGCCGAACCAGGCAACTCAGTATATTTTGACAGAGGATAATGAAGGAAACTGTAGTAGATCTTTTAAAACATTCCTGACTTGTGTAGAACATTCCAATCAGGGATTTACAACACAGTGGGGAGATAACTTTGGCAAGCAGTTTAAGAATAAGCTGGTTGGTGGAGTATTTGGAATACAGATGGATTACTACGAGGGAAGAGAGCTTGAAAAGCGTGTTCTGAGATGGTTTGTATCGCAGGACAAAGTAGAAGAGGCTGCAGTTCCGATGGAGACAGAAACACAGGCATATAAGAATCACATCAATGGATATCCATCTGGATCCACACCGGCAGGAGATGGATTTATGAATATTCCGGATGGAATTGACGAAGAATTACCATTTAATTAGGAGTTGGTACAAGTGGATATACAAATTGATACAAGAGAAAAGCAACGGGCAATTCGGAAGATCATCAAGACATTTGATGAGAATGGAGTGAAACATTTTTCGAGTAAGCTGTTGGTCGGGGATTATATGAGTTTGGATAATCCCCGGCTCATAATTGATCGGAAGCAGAACCTGCAGGAGTTATGTGGAAATGTCTGCCAGCAGCATGAACGGTTTAAGAAAGAGTTGATTAAAGCAATTGATGCCGGCATACAGCTTGTGATTCTGGTAGAGCATGGATCGGATGTGAAAAATCTGGAAGATGTGTGGTTCTGGCAGAATCCAAGGAAGCATGAAGTCCGGTGGAGAATGGTAAACGGAAAACGTGAAAAGTATGTGGTATCAGCCAAAGCGGTTGACGGAAAACAACTATATAAATCCATGTGTACCATCCGGGATCGGTACAATGTCCGGTTTGAATTCTGTGAGAAGAAAGACACAGGCAAGGAGATTATGCGTATTTTGTCTGAATACGGTGATGCAAAATGACGCGCGAGGAAATCAAGCAGGCATACTCTATGAAGGATATTCTGGTCAAATGCGGACTTTCTGGACCGAACAGAGCGGGATTTATCAAGTGCCCATTTCATAAAGGTGATCACGAAGCCTCAATGAAAATCTACGATAAGGACTTTCATTGTTTTGGTTGTGGAGCAAATGGAGATATCTTTACTTTTACAGAAAAGTTTTATGGAATTTCTTTCAAAGATGCCTTCCTGATGCTTGGCGGAGAATACGAAAAGAATCCGTCCTTCCGATCTTCTCTGGCGATATATCGGGCAAAAAAAGAAAAGCTGATGAGAGAAAAACAGGAAGCAAAGATGCGGGACAAGTGCAGATTGAATAATGAGCTGATCTCAGTATACCGGGAATTCCTACACAGGGCAGAGCCGTTATCAGATGCTTGGTGTGATTGTTATAATGCACTGCA